ATCCGTTATTACTGATCAAGGACTTCGCTAATCCGATCTCAACGCCCAGGATCTCCATCACCCTCAGGTAGTGCTTCGCGACACCTTCGTTCCCAATGACGATGTCGTCACCAAGGACAGCGTAGCCCATAAACCAGCCTCTCATTCCTGCTCTATAAGCAGCAAACTGCACTATCGCATGATGCGTTAGTGCTAACATTGCCCAAGACGAGTAAGCCCCCATGGGCTGGCCAACCGCGTACCGGTAACGCGATGATTTATCATAAAGATGAATCGGATCGTCCGGACGATCCCTAACCGATGGTAGAAGCGCGTATTCGCGATCTACCAACAGGGACTTCCAGGCCTGAGCAAAGTTAGCATTAAACATCACCGCCAAGATGGACTGCTGGACCCGCACTGGAAGCCGATCCGTCGCTGCAGACAAATCAAAACTTGCTAAATACCCGCGACCGAAACGATCGATCAAAGCCTTGACAGGCTTATGCTGATCGAATGTTCCATCGCTAGGTATTCCTTTTAGCAAGTCAAAGATTGTATCATGCAACGGTTTCAGGGCAACCTGAGTCCAGTAATCCACCATGGCAAACACACGAACCTTACCCGCTGCCTCCAACTTAGTAGCCAATCTCCCTGCGAACGGATACCCCGTGGGATCATAAGATGCCACGGCCTCCATCTTCGTCCAAAGAGATTTGGTTCCTTCGTATTGATCGCAATAATGCAGGTACCACGGTAACGACTCTCCCCAATTAGGGGGAATCGTACGACCCATATGCTTTGGGCAAGGTACATGCATCGCTCCGGTCACCCAAATGTAGGCTGCCCAGGCTCTCGATGAGAAAGAACTCATCTGAGGCTTGGAACAAGCCCCACTCTGGGCAAGAGCGAGGAGTTCGGGTGCAGGTAATAGTGCCGGGTTCATCCCTTTATAGTTCTCTTTAGTAACGGCCTCTAAACCTCTGAAGAAATGGTCTTGTAACCAAGTCTCCCAGGAAGATAGGAACGCCACTGAGAGTTCCACTCCAGGACGCGTAATGGTCTCCGTCTTTATGTCTGCCGGGTACTTAAGTACCCGAAACAGACCAAAGAGGGATAACCACAGCCGTAAAAGTTGGTTGTCTCCACGACGTATCCGGTGACGGTGTAGCGAAGGGATTACCCTCGGTATACCGCTCCGTGATAACGCCACAAAGGCCCCAACATCACGACTGTCCTTCTTCGGAGAACCACCAGTAGCTGTCATAAGACAGATATTGGCGGCTTTTAAC